TATACGAGGATGAGCAAGTCACGGGAATATTTAGCCATCCAGCGGGAGGCAGCCTTGAAGTCACCTGGACACTCGCAAAGGCCAAACTCATTGGTATTGCCAACAAGGACAACTGGCGCAATTATCCCAGGGCAATGTTGCGTGCTCGGTGCGTCTCTGAGGGTATCAGATCGGTCTATCCAGGCTGCGTTGTCGGTGTCTACACGCCTGAAGAAGTACAGGATTTCCAACCTACCCGACAAGACCAAAACCCTGTACCACCGACTCCAGTTGAGGTCATTAAAGAAGTGGTACAAGAACAGCAAGACGCAGAATGGCCTCTGTTCGTCCCGAACCTAGAAGAGGCACACAGTGCCTGGCACACACCAGAAGAGTGGATAGAGGCTTATAAAGGCCTTGTAGAGCGTATTAACAGCAGTGCCAAACTGAAGGTACAGGAAAAGACTGACAAGATCATGTCTCTTCATGTAGTGAATCAGATGGTGGTAGACAAGTTCAGCTCTCACCAACGCATCCTACTCAGAAGTGCTATTGCCCAGGCTGGTGTAGACCCAGCAACTCACATTCCGACAGACGCAGAAACCATAGATTTATAAGGAGAACACACAATGCCATATGAAAAGAAACCAGCCGTAGGTGGCTATCCAGAGACCCCAGGTAAGGGTGTTATGTATTGGAACGAGGTATCTGACCGCAAACATGAGATGTCACCAGACTATTCTGGTTACGTCTTGTTGGAGATGGATTACAAACGTGGTGAGAAACTCTATCTGGGTGCGTGGAAAAAAGATACCTCTAGAGGCAACACTTTGCTCTCGGTCAAGGAAGACAACTGGCTGAAGAAGAAACGCCTACAGGAACAGGGTGTCAAGATGCAAGACCGTGAGGTGACTCCTGGTTACGCTAAGGTTCACAAACCCCGTGATGAAGACGATTCGATCCCATTCTGATGGTCACTAAAAAGATTTCACCGACTCAGAGGTCATTGGCCTACTTGCGTGAAGAGGGTTACCTGGTCAGCATTGTTGAACACTGGAATCCATTTGCACGCATTAGACAGGACCTCTGGGGATGGTGCGATCTGTTAGCCATTAAAGAGAATGAGGTACTGGCGGTGCAAGTGACTGCCAGTGCAGTGTCCACCAGAATCAAAAAGATACAAGAAAGTGAGACCATCTCATGGGTGAGGAAAGCCAACATCAAGATACACGTCCACGGGTGGAGAAAGTCTTTGAAGACGGGCAAATATGTGCTGAGAATAGAAGACATCTCGTGAGGTTCATCAACATGAGTTTGCAAGAACTGTGGACACTAGCTTACTCGGAAGGATACAAAGACGGTCAAGAGGGACGTTAGCTCAGATGGTAGAGCAGCGGACTTTTAATCCGTTTGTCGTGGGTTCGATCCCCGCACGTCCCACCAACACAGCAGTGGATGCGAACTCCAGGGCAATCCTGGGAGTTAGGACGGGAGCTGGCATACCCCCGTAATCCACAGTATGCCTTTTCTTAACTCAACAAGGATTTATCATGGCAACTCGTAAGAAAAAAGAAGTGACAGAAGTGAAAGCAGAGAAGAAAGAGAAGAAGATCAACGTGTTTGTAGCCACCCCCATGTACGGGGGAATGTGTACAGGTTACTTCACTCAGTCCCTAATTACTCTGGGGCACGCACTGCAGCAAAACGGTATCAGCATGGGGTTTAGTGCTATGTTTAACGAGAGTTTGATTCAGCGTGGTAGGAACGCCCTGGCGCATACTTTCATGACCAACAAGCAGTACACCCACCTGATGTTTATAGACGCAGACATTAAGTTCCACCCAGGTGACATTGTGAAGATGATCAATTCCGACAAGGACATCATCTGTGGCATTTACCCTAAGAAAGAAATCAACTGGGCTGGAGTCGCACAAGCAGCTGCAGAAGGTGTACCTGTAGACCAGTGGAAGAACAGAACAGGGTCTCTAGTAATCAACCTCAAAGACTATCAAGGTTCAGTGACTGTGCCTGTGGATAAGCCTGTGGAAATCTTCAACGGGGGAACAGGGTTCATGCTGATCAAGAGAAGGACTTTTGAACGCATGAAGAAAGTGGTCAACAAGTACAAGAATGACGTAGGCTTTATAGGCCAAGGCGTAGAACAACAAGAGTGGATCACAGAATACTTTGCCTGTGCTATTGAACCAGGCACAGAAAGACTGCTGTCTGAGGACTACTTCTTCTGCTGGAAGGCTAGAGAGGCTGGCCTGAAGGTATGGGCAGCGCCGTGGGCGCAATTAGGCCATTTTGGGACGTATTTGTTTGAAGGTGGACTCTTACCAGCTCCTTAACGCTTTTTAGCGGTCCTAGCAGCCGCTTTAAAGGCTGCCCTAGTAGGGTAGCCAGCCTGTCCTGGTTTCTTGGCAGGTAGCCCTGCTTTGCGTCTCTTGTTGATGTTGTAGTACAGACCACGCTTGGCTTTAGGTGTCTTTTTCATCTGCAACCCCATCTCTTTCTGGCAGCCTTGCCTCTTTCACCAGTCCAACTAGAACTGCGAGCACAAAATGATTTATGTCTTGGGCCTGATTTCTGCGGTGCTTTTAGTTTTGAGCCTGTTGCTTTGTTGTACTTTGCTCGTCCTTTGGCTGTCAAGCCTCCCCCTTTGGACACTGGGAGTTTTTCTCCTCGTCCTACTGATAATGATGGACCTTGTTTCCTAGCCATTATTTAATCCCCAAATATTGACGAACTGTATCTAGTGTTTGTAGTTGAGCTGGTGTATATAACTCTTTAGGGTTTTCCCACTGGTTAAAGGTATAACCCCTAAACATCTCTGGCAACCCTGTCATCTGATACCACTGCTCATATGGCCTGTTTTCTCCAAAATTAGCAACATGGTATTGATACCTCTCTTGCATAGATTTTGGGTCTAGTTGGCCTTGGAACTGTTGATAAAGTTGCTGCAGCTGCGGGTCTGTCTCTACCGCATAATGGCTAACATAATCTCCTAGAATGTCCAGAGGTGAGGTTTTAGGATTAAACACCTCTATAGCTGCCTGTCTGCCTTTAGCCCACTCCGGCAAGTCTTCACCTTTGTACGACTCCAACATATATTCTGGGTTTTGTTGTGGAGAGAACTTGTAGGCAATGTCCTTACCTTGTAGATAAGGGTACTCCTTTTGTGCTGCCTCAAACAAGCCAGCACCTTGCTGTTGAGCAATCGTATCCAGTATTGGTGGTGTATCCGACATGGCTTGTAAGACTTCTGAGTTATCAGGCATAGAGTCTTGTCCCCGCTTTATCTATGATTAACTTTTGTAGTCTAGGTTTGTCATTAGGACTATTAGGCACAGATATATGAGTCCAACGATCAAACTCACGAATAATTTGGTCATACTGTAAGTCACTCGCAATAATGGTTTTGACCACTTCATCTGGGGTCATACCAGGTACTCTAATATCAGCAGCACAACCAAGACGATGCTGAGACGTATCACGACTTCCAACAGCGTCATTGACAGCTTTTGAGCGAAAAGCGCTGTTAACCATAATTGGCTTGTTGTCCAACTGTTTTTTGACCAGCTCCAGAAACTCTGCCAGGCGCATAAGATTTGCTTTTTCATATTCGCTAGGATCATTGTTCAACTCCCTGTGATCGGTGTAAGTCAACTCTTCCAGTGTAAAGTGTTCAGTTAGGATAGTCATTTTGCGGGTGTACTCTGATGAAGTAGTGCATCTTTGTTCTGGCTAGATGCAGATGAGCCAAAATAAAAGGCAATAATACCTGTCCAGGCAGTCCCTAGTGAACCCAGCATAATCATCAAAGCCTCACTAGAAGTCACCTTGCCTGTCATCATGCCCGCCAAGATGCCAAAAAAGCCCAGAGTGACCAAAATAGCCAAGAGTGGGGGTATCCATGACTTGGTAGTCGTTTGCATCTCACGGGCTGATTTACGGTCTTGTACAGCCAGTTCTTCAAAGTTCAAGCCCATCTCTTGAGCCTTTAACTTGAGCTGTACCTCTGCAGCCTGAATGCTCGCAATCTGATCAGCAGTCAGTTTGCCGGAGTTGATGGTGTCTTGTACCTGATTAGGGTCAACCCCTATAGCTTTGGATACCGCCTCTACTGCTAGGCCAGCAAGTGGACCGCCCAGGGCAGATGCAATCGTGGGTGCAATACTTTCAATCCAACTCATCTGTGAACTCCATTCTTACTGTTTTCGTAGTCAACATGAATAGCATACATGAGGGCAGAGAAGACGATCAAGAGAGATAAACAGCCAGCCAATAACGCTCCACGAACTTGCCATTTGTCGATAAACTGCCGTCTCTTTCTGGCAGCCTCCTCAAGGGCTTTTTTTGTTCACGCTCTACTTTCTCTCTCTCTTTGCGGACAATCTCCCGCATCTCTACAAATTTACTCCAGAGACCAGGCATACCTATTTGATAGATGATCATCTCTCTAAGATCGGTCTCCATCTGCTCCAGCTGTTGCTGGCGTAGGATGCGGTTCATGGCCTCCTCGTTGATAGACATACCTTTGCTTAGAGGCTTCTTCTTTGCCTCCTTCTCGGCCTCTTTAAACGATTCCTGGTGGGTAAAGAACGCACCTAAGTTCTTACCAATGTCACCCACAATGTCGGACACGTCTTTACCATCCTTTTTAAAGTCCTGGTAAAGATCAATACACTCTCGAATACCCGCATGAGCAGCCTTGCACGCTGCGAATATTGTGATTGGGTCCAATCAGAACCCCTCTCCAGGTGTGATGTAGCAAGTGGCATTGGCAGCATCTCCAATGATTTTTGCGTACACATTAGCACCAGGTCCTACCTGTATGTTTGTGAATACCTTGTACGAATAAGGTGGTAGCGCTATAACTGGACACGGACCAGCGTCTGGTAACGCAATGTTAAAATTACTGGTGGCGTTAATCTGTACATACACCGCAGAGTTTGTATCAGCATTGGCTAGATAATATTGTTGGCAAGGACTGTTAGATTGAATAGTAAACACATTGGATTGCGTGTTTGCAGCACCATTAACAATCATCCTAACAGTATTGCCCATCTGTTGGAATGGAATGTTATTAGCCATTTCAGTAAACCTTTCCACCACCACCAGAGGTAGGTGACTTCTTGGTGTTGTAACTAGGCGTGCCAGAGAAGTCAATGACTGACCTAAACCCGCCCATAGGCAATGTGCCAGGTGTCCATCTTTCCATGCCAACAGACCCGTCACGGGGCAACTGTGGACGCACAGACTTGGCAATCTGTTGGTTTACCTCATGGGGTCTCTGGTGCTTAGAGTTAGCCATGTTGCTGTTTTCATAATCAGCCTTGGGACTCATAGGGTTCTTGTTGCGGTTGCTGCTTGGCATGACTAACCTCCTTGTTCTTTACAACTAAATAACTGAATAACACAAATATAGCAAGTGTTGCTACCCTTGTCCAATCACCCGCCCACAACGTGTAGGACGTTAACCC